ATGAAGGTAAAAAGCGGAATGGAGTATCGTCCACAAGAGGCGGAGGTACAGGAGGTGGGGACATCGACCTCGCCGCCGCAAGGGCTTCGATCGGGTGCCGCCTGGATCGCCTGCGCAGATGCGGATACGCAGAGGTGGTTTCTGGATGACCTGGAGGAGGGAGAGCTTCGTGCTCTCCCTTTTTTGTTCGATTTCTGGGCATTGCAGCATCAGTTGCCGCCCGAAGGCGACTGGCGGACATGGCTGATCCTGGGGGGGCGCGGCGCGGGCAAGAGCCGTGCCGGGGCCGAATGGGTGCGCGCGCAGGTCGAGGGCGCGGGGCCGCTGGATACCGGCAGATGTCGCCGCGTCGCGCTGGTGGCCGAGACCTTCGATCAGGCACGCGACGTGATGATCTTTGGCGAGAGCGGCATCATGGCCTGTTCGCCCCCCGACCGCCGCCCGGTCTGGAAGGCCAGCGAACGCAAGCTGATCTGGCCCAACGGCGCCGAGGCGCAGGCGTTTTCCGCCAGCGAGCCCGAGGCGCTGCGCGGGCCGCAGTTCGACGGAGCCTGGCTGGACGAGCTGGCCAAGTGGAAGAAGGCGCAGGCGACCTGGGACATGTTGCAGTTTGCCCTGCGGCTGGGCGAGGACCCACGGGTCTGCGTCACCACGACCCCGCGCAACGTGGGGGTGCTCAAGCAATTGCTGAACAGCCCGTCCAGCGTTGTCACCCAGGCGCCGACCGAGGCCAATCGCGCCAACCTGGCGGATGGGTTTCTGGAGGAGGTGCGGGCGCGCTATGCGGGCACCTGGTTGGGGCGACAGGAGCTGGACGGCGTGATGCTGGCCGACGCCGAGGGGGCGCTGTGGAGCGAGGCGATGATTGTCGGGGCGCAGGTTGACGGGGTGCCCGCGCTGGATCGTATCGTCGTGGCGGTCGATCCGCCAGTTACGGGCCACGCGGGATCGGACGAATGCGGCATCGTTGTGGCGGGCCTCGTTTCCAGTGGGCCACCGCAGACCTGGCGGGCCTATGTGCTGGAGGATGCCAGCGTGTCGGCCGCCAGTCCGGTGCAATGGGCCGAAGCTGCGATTGCCGCGATGCAGCGCCACGGGGCCGACAAGATCGTGGCCGAGGTGAACCAGGGGGGCGACCTGGTAGAGGCCGTGATCCGGCAGGTCGACCCGCTGGCCCCGGTCAAGAAGGTACGCGCCGCACGGGGCAAGTCGGCCCGGGCCGAGCCTGTGGCGGCGCTGTACGAACAGGGCCGGGTGTTTCATGTGCGCGGTCTGGGGGCGCTGGAAGATCAGCTGAGCCAGATGACCATGCGCGGCTGGGAGGGGCGCGGCAGCCCCGACCGTCTGGATGCGCTGGTCTGGGCGCTGCACGAGCTGATGATCGCCGCGCAGCCGAAATGGACGCCCACGGTGCGCAGCATCTGACGGCAGACGGATTTGCAAAGTTTGACAGGGCCTCGGGAAACCGGGGCCCTTTTTTGCATTTTGTCTGCGTAACACATTGAAATATCGGGAAACGCCCACCGCGCGGTGGGCCAGCCAGTTCTTAAGGAATTCAAGACAAATTGTCTCTCACGGATCGCCGGACGGGTGAGACGCAACAGGTATTCAAGGAGACGCGCATGGGGGTCATCGACTATTTCCGCCGCGACGGTGCCGGTCAGGCAACCGTTGCCGCGCCGGAGCAGAAGGCTTCGGCAACCGGCAAGCTGGTGGCCTATCAAAGCTCGGGTCGGGTGGCCTGGTCGCCGCGTGATGCGGTGTCGCTGACCCGGTCCGGTTTCAGTGGCAATCCGGTGGGGTTTCGTGCAGTCAAGATGATCGCCGAGGCCGCTGCCGCCCTGCCGCTGACCTTGCAGGACCGTCGGCAACGCTATGAAGAACACCCGCTGCTGGCGCTGCTGAAACAACCCAATCAGGCACAGGGCCGGGCAGAGATGTTCGAGGCGCTCTATGGCCACCTGCTGCTGACCGGGAACGCCTATCTCGAGGCGGTCGCCGCCGAGGAAGGGGCCCCTGTCGAGCTGCATGTGCTGCGCAGCGACCGCATGAGCCTGGTGCCGGGCGCGGATGGCTGGCCAGTGGCGTTCGATTACAACGTCAACGGCAGCAAGCATCGCTTCGATGTAACCGGGGACCGGCCCGCGATCTGCCACATGAAGAGCTTTCATCCTCAGGACGACCACTATGGCCTGTCGCCGATGCAGGCCGCCGCGCAGGCACTGGACGTGCACAACAGCGCGTCGCGCTGGTCCAAGGCGCTGCTGGACAATGCCGCGCGCCCATCGGGGGCCATCGTCTATAAAGGGTACGAGGGCGAAGGCTCCATGACCACCGAGCAGTACGACCGGTTGGTGATGGAGATGGAGATGCACCATCAGGGCGCGCGCAATGCGGGCCGACCGATGTTGCTGGAGGGTGGGCTGGACTGGAAGCCCATGGGCTTCAGCCCCTCCGACATGGAATTTCAAAAGACCAAGGAAGCCGCCGCACGCGAGATTGCGTTGGCCTTCGGGGTGCCGCCCATGCTGCTGGGGATCCAGGGAGATGCAACCTACGCCAATTACCAGGAAGCGCACCGGGCGTTCTTTCGCCTGACGGTTCTGCCGCTGGCCACGCGTGTGGTGGCCAGCGTGGGGGAATGGCTGGAGCGGTTTACCGGCGAGGATCTGACGCTGAGCCCCGACCTGGACCGTGTGCCGGCGCTGTCGGTCGAGCGTGACTCGCTGTGGCAGAGGATCGGAGAAGCGGATTTCCTGACCCCCGGAGAGAAGCGCGCGATGCTGGGGCTGCCGCCGCTGGACGCCGATCATGGGTGAGCCACGCGAGGTTGCGCGCATCAGCTACGAGAGCTTTGAATGCGCGCCCTCGCTGAAGCTGGAAGCGCACGAGCGGGTGTCGAAATTGCAGATCGACGGGCTGAACGGGCGCATCGACCGGCTGGAGATCATCATCGAACGGCTGGAGCGAAGGCTGTGGCTGACCGTTTACGGGGTGGTCGGTGTGATCCTGGCGCAGGCCTTTCAGTCAATCATCGAACGTTTGCCGTGAGGAGTGACAAGATGCAGGAAATGACAAGCGGGCTTGAGCGCAAGTTCTGCCAGTTCGACGAGGGGTTGAGCGTGCAGGAGGACGGGCTGTCGATCGAGGGCTATGCCTCGCGGTTCGGCGCCTGCGATCAGGGCGGCGACGTGGTGGCACAAGGGGCCTATGCGGCATCGCTGGGTGCGCTCCTGGCGGAGGGGCGGCGGGTCAAGATGCTGTGGCAGCACGACCCCGCCCAGCCCATCGGCGTCTGGGACGACATCCACGAGGATGGCACCGGGCTCTGGGTCAAGGGGCGCCTGCTGGAGAGCGTTGCAAAAGGGCGCGAGGCGGCGGCGCTGATCGGGGCCGGGGCGATTGACGGGCTGTCCATCGGCTATCGCACCAAGCGCGCCACCAAGGATACTGGAGGCCGCAGGCTTCTGACGGAACTGGAGCTTTGGGAGGTGTCGCTGGTGACCTTTCCGATGCTGCCCAGTGCGCGGGTCGCGGGCAAGGGGGACACCCCGTTCGACGATGGCCTGCGCGAACTGGCGGCGGCCTTTCGGGTCGCAGGGGCCGAATTGGGCGGCCGCTAGGGCGCTCTCTCACTTTCCATCCGAGGAGAAGACGATGGGTATGACCGAGGTGAATTCTCGGCACGGAGAGCTTGTGTCTCCGGTGGCTGAGGTAAAGTCCGCCGTGACGGATTTCATGCGGGAGTTCAAGGACTTCCAGTCTGATATTCACGCAAAGATTCAACAACAGGAAAGCCGACTGACCATGCTTGATCGCAAATCCCTGACCGCAGCGCGCCCGGCGTTGGCGCGGTCCGCCGAAATCGAAGCACCGCATCAGAAGGCGTTTAACGTCTATCTGCGCTCCGGCGATGACGACGGCCTGCGCGGCCTTGAGTTGGAGGGCAAGGCGATGTCGTCTGCTGTCAACGGCGACGGCGGATACCTGGTGGATCCGATGACATCCGAGACGATCCGTTCGGTGCTGATGGCATCGTCGTCGATCCGCCAGATTGCCAACGTGGTGAACGTCAACGCCACGTCCTATGACGTGCTGGTCGACACCACCGACATCGGGGCGGGCTGGAACGACGAAAGCTCGGTCTCCGAAACCTCGACCCCGACGGTGGATCGCATCGCCATTCCGTTGTTCGAGCTGTCGGCGCTGCCGAAAGCATCGCAGAGGCTGCTGGACGACAGCGCCTTCGATATCGAGGCGTGGCTGGCAGAACGTATCGCGGACAAGTTTTCGCGTGCCGAAGCCGCGGCGTTCATCAGCGGCGATGGGGCAGACAAGCCCAAGGGGTTTCTGAGCCATCCCAAGATCGCGGATGCCAGCTGGTCCTGGGACAACCTCGGCTATATCGCGACCGGGGCCGATGGCGATTTCGACCTGAACGATCCGGCGGATGCCATCGTCGATCTGGTCTATGCGCTGGGCGCACGTTACCGCGCCAATGGCACTTTCGTGATGAATTCGAAGACGGCCGGCGCGGTTCGCAAGCTGAAGGATGCCGATGGGCGTTTCCTTTGGTCCGACAGCATGGCGGCGGGCGAACCGGCACGCCTTATGGGCTATCCCGTGCTGGTTGCCGAGGACATGCCCGACATCGACTCCGATGCCTATGCGATTGCCTTTGGCGATTTCCACGCCGGCTACACGGTCGCCGAACGGCCGGATCTGCGGGTGCTGCGCGATCCCTTCAGCGCCAAGCCGCACGTTCTGTTCTATGCCACCAAGCGCGTCGGCGGTGATGTCAGCGATTTCGGGGCGATCAAGCTGCTGAAATTCGCCGCAGCCTAATCGCGGCGGGTCGGTAGAGCCGGAATTCCGGCTCTGCCGGGCGCGTGTCTTCTGAATGCGTTGTCCAGCTGCTCCCTCCGTCAGAGCAACGATGGGAGACACGCGCCGGGAGGGGTGTCCCGGAGCGTCAAGGGGTCGATGCAAGCGGCCCGGATCGTCGGAGTAACAAATGATATTGATCGAAGAATACCAGACGCACCCGAGCGATCTGCCGATCGACCACTTCAAGGCGCATTTGCACCTTGGTAGCGGTTTCGCAGAGGACGCGGTGCAGGATCAGGTGCTGGAGGGATATCTGCGGGCCGCGATATCGGCCATCGAGGGGCGCACGGGCCAGGCATTGTACCTGCGCGATTTCCAGTGGTCGGTCAGCGAATGGCAGAGCCCGGGCAGCCAGCCGTTGCCCCTGGCCCCGGTCCGCCTGATCCACGAGGTGAACATCGTCGCCCCGGACGGCACGGCAACCCCCTATGACGTGGGCGAGTTCCAGATCGTTGCGGACAGCCAGACGCCAGTGATGCGTCACGTCTCCGGATCGCTTCCGACAATCCCCGAAGGCAGCAATGCCGTAGTGCGGATGTATGCGGGCAGCGCCGAAGAATGGCGGGACGTGCCGCCCGATCTGGCGCAGGCGGTGTTGCTGATGGCAGCACATTACTACGAATACCGCAGTGATCTGTCGTTGTCGCGCGGCTGCACGCCCTTTGGCGTGACGGCGCTGATCGAACGGTATCGCACGATCAGGATTTCGATGCGAGGCTCAGCATGATCCCGCGTCTCAACCGGCAGCTGGTGCTGGAACGTTCAGTGCGCAGCGCCAATGGCTCGGGCGGGTATGTCACGACGTGGTCCGAGTTGGGAACGCTCTGGGCCGAGGTGCTGCCAGGGGCCAGCAGTTCGACCCGGCTGGGCGGGCTGACGGTGCATCGCCAGACGCTGAAAATCTCCGTGAGGGGAGTCGCGATCGGGCGTCCCAGCAGGCCGCTGCCGGGGCAGAGATTTCGCGATGGTGCCCGCATCTACGAGATCGAGGCGGTGACCGAACGCGATGCCGAGGGTCGCTTCCTGGTTTGCACCGCACGCGAGGAGGTCACGTCATGAGCTATGCGGTATCAGCTGCGCTGCAAGCGGCAATCTTTCAGCAACTGAGCAGCGACGCTGCGCTGGTGGCACTTGTGGGGGCCAACATCTTTGACGCACCGCCGACGGGGACGCCGCCCGCCACCTACGTCAGCCTGGGCGAGGAGCGGGTTAGCGACCGATCGGACATGACGGGGGCGGGGGCCCTGCATGATCTGACTGTCTCGGTGATCACCGAAGAAGACGGGTTTCAGGTGGCCAAGTCGGTCGCGGCGGTGATCAGCGATTCACTCGCCCAACCGCTGCCTGCGCTGACGCGCGGCGTGGTTGTCAGTCTGAACTTTCTGAAGGCGCGGGCGCGTCGTGACGGGAATGGCACGCTGCGGCGCATCGATATGAAATTTCGTGCTCGCGTGCAGGATATCTGAATATTTTCAAGGAGTAGAGAACATGGTTGCGCAGAATGGCAAGGACCTTCTGATCAAGGTGGACATGACCGGTGCCGGTCTGTTCGAGACGCTGGCAGGCCTGCGTGCCACCCGGCTGAGCTTCAACGCCGAAGCCGTGGATGTGACCAGCCTGGACAGCACCGGCGGGTGGCGTGAACTGCTGGGCGGGGCAGGTGTGCGGTCTGCCTCGATCAGCGGCTCGGGTGTCTTCAAGGACGAGGACAGCGACGAGCGGGCGCGCCAGATCTTTTTCGACCGCGAGACGCCGGATTTCCAGGTGATCATCCCCGATTTCGGCGTCGTCGAGGGGGCATTCCAGCTGACATCGATCGAATATGCCGGCAGCCACGACGGTGAGGCGACGTACGAGATGTCGTTGGCCTCCGCCGGGGCGCTGACCTTTTCGGTGCTGTGATGGCCAACCCCTGGGCGGGTGAGGTGGCGCTTGTTCTGGATGGTCAGCGACACGTCATGAAGCTGACGCTGGGCGCGTTGGCCGAACTGGAGGAGGGACTGGAGACCGGCTCGCTCGTCGCGCTGGTCGAGCGGTTCGAGGCCGGGGAATATTCCAGTCGCGATGTGCTCGCCCTGATCGTGGCGGGGCTGCGCGGTGGCGGATGGCAGGGCCGCGCGTCGGATCTGCTGGTGGCCGAGATTGAAGGCGGGCCACTGTCGGCAGCGCGCAAGGCGGCCGAACTGCTGGCACGGGCCTTCGCTTTGCCGGTTGAGAGCCAATGAGCGGATTTGACTGGCCGGCATTGATGCAGGCGGGGGTGTGCGGGGTTGGCCTGCGACCAGAAGAGTTCTGGCGCCTGACACCGGCTGAACTGCGGATGCTGTTGGGCGATGCCGCCGGGGATGAAAACAGAGTGGGCCGTGCCCGTTTGGACGAATTGCTGGCCGCCTTCCCCGATACCGGAGCGCTGCCCAAGGTTTGAGGAAAAGAGATGGATGATCTGAACGGTTTTGAAGATTTGCAAGCGCAGGCCGAAGCCCTGGATGCCAGCCTTGGCGGAGCGGCTGGCATGGCAGCTGGTTTTGATGGCGAATTGCAGCGGATGCGATCCGCTCTCAGCGAGACTGGCAAGGAGGTTCAGATCCTGGAACGCGGCCTTGGCCGTGGCCTGCGCCGTGCCCTGGATGGGGTCCTTCTGGACGGTGGCAAGCTGTCGGATGCGTTGCAGACGATGCGTGATGCGATGGTCAATTCCACCTATTCCGCCGCTGTCCGTCCGGTGACTGATCACTTTGGCGGTCTGATGGCGCAAGGTATCGGCGCACTGATGCAAGGCGCATTGCCCTTCGCGAATGGTGCCAGTTTCAGCCAGGGGCGTGTGCAGCCGTTCGCAAGGGGCGGGGTCGTGTCGGCGCCAACCATTTTCCCAATGCGTGGCGGGACCGGCCTGATGGGTGAAGCCGGGCCCGAAGCCATCATGCCGCTGGCACGTGGCGCCGATGGTCGGCTTGGCGTGCGCAGTGACACGGGCGGCGTGCCACCCGTCAACGTTGTCATCAATATCTCAACCCCTGATATCGACGGTTTTCGCCGCTCGCAAAGCCAGATTGCCGCGCAGATGGGGCGCGCCCTGTCGCGCGGCCAACGTAACCGATAAGGAGCGACGCAGATGAGCTTTCATGAGGTTCGTTTCCCGACCAACCTGTCCTTCGGTGCAATCGGTGGGCCTGAGCGGCGCACGGATGTCGTCACCCTCGCCAACGGTTTCGAAGAACGAAACACCCCCTGGCAACATTCCCGCCGCCGCTATGACGCGGGTGCCGCGATGCGCTCGCTTGACGATATCGAACTGCTGATCGCATTTTTCGAGGCGCGCCAAGGCCAGTTGCATGGTTTTCGCTGGAAAGACTGGACTGATCACAAGTCCTGCACGCCCAGCCAGGCACCTGCCTTTGACGATCAGATGATCGCGATCGGTGACGGTGTGACGCAATCCTTTCAATTGACCAAGACCTATGCCTCTGGCGATCAGAGCTATCAACGGCCGATCTGCAAGCCCGTTGGCGGCACGGTGCGGATTGCTGTCGCGGGGATCGAATTGTCCAATGGCGCGGATTTCACGGTCGATACGACGACGGGCGTTGTAAGCCTTACGACCGCACCAGCCATGTCGGCGGCGATCACAGCCGGTTTCGAATTCGACGTGCCGGTGCGGTTCGGATCGGACAGTTTCCAGACCTCCGCGGCGTCCTTCGGGGCCGGGGATGTGCCGGATGTTCCGGTGGTCGAGGTGCGCATCTGATGACCTTCAATGTCGCACTTTCCAATCATCTTGCCATGGGCGTGACCACCGTTTGCCATGCCTGGGTGATCACTCGCCGCGACGGAACTGTCATGGGGTTTACCGACCATGACATGCCCTTGTCGTTTGAGGGGATCACATTCCTTGCTGATAGCGGTCTGACCGCGACAGCGTTTCAACATGGTACAGGCCTTTCAGTTGATAATGCCGAAGCCATGGGGGCATTGTCCGCCACCGCGATCAGTGAGCAGGATATCGAAGCAGGCCGTTACGACGGTGCGGATGTCCTGTGCTGGCTGGTCAACTGGGCGGCGGTTGACGAACGCCAGATCGTTTTTCGCGGTACGATCGGAGAGCTGACGCGGGCTGATGGCGCCTTTCGCGCCGAGCTGCGCGGGCTCTCCGAGACATTGAACGTGCCGAGCGGACGTATCTATCAGCAAGGCTGCTCCGCCGGTCTTGGCGACGCCAGCTGTGGTGTCGATCTCCTGACGGAGACGTTTCACGTCGAGACAACTGCACTCACGGTTCAGGATGCTCAGCGCTTCGGGGTGCCGCTCCTCGCGTCTTTCGCGGAAGGCTGGTTCGCACGCGGGACGATGACGGTGCTGGACGGTGCCGCCGAAGGCCTTTCAGCCGCAATCAAGCGCGATACGGCCGAAGGTGGTAGCCGCCTCGTCGAACTCTGGAGCCCACTGCCCGTCGCCCCCGAGGCCGGTGCGACGCTGCGCCTGCAGGCGGGCTGCGACAAACGCTTTGCAACGTGCCAGGCAAAGTTTGCAAACACGATCAATTTTCGTGGGTATCCCGATATTCCGGGGGACGACTGGCAAATGGTCCCGCCCGCCAACAGCGCTGCAACTGCCGGGGGCAGCCGCCGGTGAGCGACCTGAACCCCTATGTCGTGGCCGCCCGGGGCTGGATCGGCACGCCCTACCTTCACCAGGCGTCGCTACGGGGCGCCGGGACGGATTGCCTTGGATTGCTGCGCGGTATCTGGCGAGAGGTGCAAGGGGCGGAACCCGAACCGGTGCCGCCCTACACAGCCGACTGGAGCGAGCCTCAGCGAGAAGAGAGGCTTTGGCAGGCGGCATCGCGACATCTGGTGGCCAAACCCCTCACCGATTCCGCACCGGGCGATGTCCTGCTCTTTCGGATGCGCGCGGGCGCGGTGGCCAAGCATCTTGGTATCGCGGCCGAAGTCGGACGAACGCCCAGCTTTATCCACGCCTATTCCGGCCACGCGGTGCTTGAAAGCCCGCTCACCTCCCCCTGGGCGCGCCGTATCGTGGCGCGTTTCGCCTTTCCGAAGGAGTCCCTGTAATGGCGACCATTCTACTTTCTGCCGCAGGTGCGGCCATCGGCGGCTCGGTTGGCGGCTCTTTTCTGGGGGTGTCGGCTGCCGTCGCCGGTCGTTTTGCAGGTGCGGCCCTTGGGCGGGTGATTGATCAGCGCATCATCGGGGCGGGTTCCGATGCCGTGGAAACTGGCCGCATCGAGAGATTTCGCCTGACCGGTGCCGGCGAAGGCGATCCCGTGCCGCGCGTCTATGGACGTATGCGCATTGCCGGCCAGGTCATCTGGGCATCCCAGTTTTCCGAAAGCGCGACAACGCAAAGCGGCGGCAAGGGCGCACCGCGCCAACCCAAGGTGGCCAGTTTCAGCTATAGCGTCAGCCTGGCCATCGCCCTCTGCGAGGGGCAGATATCTGGTGTCGGGCGGATCTGGGCCGACGGCGCCGAGGTTTCGCCTGACGCCCTGAACCTTCGTGTCTACGGCGGCAGTGAAACGCAATTGCCTGATCCAAAGATCGAGGCGATCGAGGGCACGGGAAACGTTCCGGCATATCGCGGTACCGCCTACCTTGTGATGGAAGATCTGGATCTGGCGCCTTTCGGCAATCGCATTCCGCAATTCACGTTCGAAGTTCTGCGCCCCGCTCCGGCCAGCTTGCCCGAGGCTCAGAACGAACCGTCACTCGCAATCCGCGGTGTTGCCCTGATGCCGGGCAGCGGTGAATATGCGCTTGCGACGTCGCCGGTCAGCTTTGACTATGGTGCCGGGCGCGGTGCCCTTGCCAACGTCAATTCGCCCTCCGGCAAAAGCGATCTGGCAACATCGCTCGATCAGCTCGATGGCAGCCTGCCGAATTGCGAGGCGGTGTCCCTGATCGTCAGCTGGTTCGGCGATGATCTTCGCTGTGGTGATTGCACCATTCAACCCAAGGTCGAACAGGCCCAGCATGATGGCACCGAAATGCCGTGGCAGGTTGCGGGTCTGGCCCGCGCTGACGCGCAGGTCGTTGCGCAGGATGCTCAGGGCCGGCCTATCTACGGCGGAACCCCCACAGACAGGTCCGTGATCGAGGCGATCCAGGCGCTGAACACCTCGGGCAAGGCGGTCATGTTCTATCCCTTCATGCTGATGGATCAGGCGCAGGGCAATACCCTCACCGACCCCTACAGTGGGGGGGCAGGGCAGCCGGCCTTGCCCTGGCGCGGCCGTATCACCGGCTCGCTCGCCCCCACGATGCCCGGCGCGCCTGACGGAACCACGACACAGGCGGCCGAGGTCGCGGCGTTCTTCGGAACATCTCAGGCGAGCGATTTCGCCGTCGCGCCGGGGCAGGTGGGGTATGATGGGCCGCAGGAATGGCGCTATCGTCGCTTCGTCCTGCATTGTGCCGCACTCTGCGCCGCTGCGGGGGGGGTCGAGTCGTTCTGCATCGGCTCCGAAATGCGGGGACTGACCCAGTTGCGCGGACCTGACAACAGCTTTCCCGCCGTTGCGGCTCTGCGCAGCCTTGCGGCCGACGTACGCACGATCCTCGGCCCGGCGACGAAAATCGGCTATGCGGCAGACTGGACCGAATATTCCGGCTACCAGCCCGCCGATGCCTCGGGCGACCGGTTCTTTCATCTCGACGCGCTGTGGGCTGATGCGAATATCGATTTCATCGGAATCGACAACTACATGCCGCTTTCCGACTGGCGCGACGGTGATGATCACCTCGACGCGGCCACCCACGCTTCGCTCTATGATCCTGCCTACCTCAAGGGAAACATCGAAGGAGGAGAGCTCTACGATTGGTATTATGCCAACGATGCGGACCGCGCGGCGCAGATCCGCAGCCCCATCACCGATGGGGCCTACGGCGAACCTTGGGTCTATCGGATCAAGGATGTGGCGAACTGGTGGCGCAATGCCCACCATGATCGCATCGGCGGTATCCGCCAGGCCGACGCTACTGAATGGCAACCGGAATCCAAGCCGATCTGGTTCACCGAAGTCGGGTGTGCCGCAATCGACAAGGGCACCAATCAGCCAAACAAGTTTCTCGATCCCAAATCATCGGAATCCGCGCTGCCCTACCATTCGAACGGGCAACGCGACGATACGATCCAGATGCAATATCTGCGTGCCATGTACGGATATTGGAACGACGCCGCGCACAATCCCGTGTCGTCGCACTATGGTGGTCCGATGGTCGATATGGCGCGCGGCTTCGTATGGGCGTGGGACGCGCGGCCGTTTCCATTCTTTCCCAACAATCGCGCGTTGTGGAGCGATGGGAACAATTACCATGCCGGACACTGGATCACCGGGAGGGCGTCGAACCGGTCGCTGGCGCTTGTCGTTTCCGAAATCTGCCAAGCTGCGGGGCTAAGCAATTATGACGTCTCGGGGCTGTATGGCAGCGTCAGCGGCTATCTGGCGGATGACGGCGGCCAAGCCCGCCGCAGCCTTCAACCCCTGATGCTGCGCTATGGTTTCGACGCCATCGAACGGCAGGGCCAGATCGTGTTCCGGATGCGCACCGGCCGCGCCGATGCTGTCGTGGACGCGGGACAGGTTGCCGTCAGTCGCGATGTGGAGGGCCGCATCGAGCATCAGCGCGCGGCAGAAGCAGAGCTGGCCGGTCGCATGCGCCTGAAATTCATCGAAGCCGAGGCCGATTTCGGCGCTGTCACCGAAGAGGCGATTTTGCCCGACGATACCAGCCAGAGTGTCGCAGGCAGCGAAATGCCCCTGGCCATGTGGCGCGGCGAGGGGCGGCAGGTCGTTGAACGCTGGCTTTCCGAATCCCGCGTGGCGCGGGATACGGTGCGCCTGGCCCTGCCACCGTCGCGCCGCGACATCGGTGCAGGTGACGTCATCGACCTTGTCGAGAATGGCACCGGCGCGCTCTATCGTGTCGACCGGGCCGAGGTCGGCAACACGACCCTGGTCGAGGCGGTGCGGGTCAAGCCACAGGTCTATCTTCCGGGACGGATCGACGCGGAACCGCCCGCTCATATGCCTTTCCGGGCACCTTTGCCGGTCTTTCCACTGTTTTTGGACCTGCCTCTCATGCGTGGTGACGAGGTGCCGCATGCGCCACACCTTGCCGTGACCAGCGACCCCTGGCCGGGCACCGTCGCGCTCTACAGCTCGTCGAGTGATTCCGGTTACGGGCTGGATCAGCTGCTGGCGCGCCGCGCCACGGTCGGGGTGACGACGACGCCGCTGTCGCGTGGTCCCGTCGGGCGTGTCGACCCTGGGGCGCCACTCGGGCTTGCGCTGACGTCCGGCAGTCTCTCGTCAACCGACATTGACGGGCTGCTTGCGGGGCGCAATCTGCTGGCCATCGGGGATGGAACGCCGGGCGGCTGGGAACTTCTCCAGTTTCGTGACGCACAGGTCACGGCGCCCGGGGAATACCTGATCCGTCACCGGTTGCGCGGGCAGCTCGGGACAGATGCGATCATGCCGCTGACCTGGCCCGCAGGCTCCTACGTCGTCTTGATCGATGGCACGCCGGGGCAGATCCCCCTGGCGCCGACGCAACGCGGGCTGGATCGCCACTACCGGATCGGCCCGTCCAGCCGCAGCCCTGATGATCTGTCGTACCGCCACCAGGTGCTGGCGTTCGATGGTATCGGTCTGCGTCCCTATGCGCCCTGCCATCTGCGCGTCCGAACCGACGTGGCGGGCGATCTCCATGTCTCGTGGGTGCGACGCACGCGTATCGACGGCGATGGATGGTCTGCGCCCGACGTGCCCCTGGGCGAAGAAACCCGGTCCTTCCTGGTTTCGATCTATAGTTCCGGCGCGCTGGTGCGGCAGGTGTTCACGGATCAGACAACCTGGCTCTACAGCGCGGCCGAGCAGGGCACCGATGGTATCACCGGCGCGGCCCGGATCGAGGTGGCGCAAGTCTCCGCCAGCTTCGGGGCAGGGCCTGCCAGGGGGGCCGATATCACCCTCTGA